GCCACCACCAATAGTACCTAGCATATCATCAAGGGTAAGCGCTAGCTCACGATTAACATATAACATGTTTTCTTCAATAGCTCCTTGTTTATCAAGATTCTTTAACACTTTGTCAAAATCCCCAAGAGAGGCTAAATCTTCAAATACGTTACCTCTAGTTTCAATAGCAGAAAACAATCCTTCTGTACCAGTAATACCATCTTCAGACCCTGCGTTTAAAGCTTCGGTTGATGTTGTTTTAACTGACTCAATCATAGAAGTCTCTAAGTAGTCTTCAAAACGTAAACGAGTTTCTCCAGCGGCTTTTAAATACCAAGAAAAACCAGATTGCCCTGACTCATCGGTTGTTTCAACCCATCCAATTTGAGCAGTGTCTGAACCATTGATTTCAAAATGATCTTTTAAAATAATCGGTTTGTTACTGTATTGTTGGAATTCTGGCTTAAGTTGTCCTGCCATAGTACCAGATCCTTTAGCAAATTCAGAACCATACACGAACAGATTTACACCAACATCTCCGCTAGCTGCAATAGAAGTAAAGTTATCAGCAGTATACGCTTTCAATGTTACGGCTTGCCCAGATGAAGCTGAAACATAGCACTTAAGAGTTTTAAGGCCAGAAGCGTTGTCAGTTACTAAAACAGTACTACCTTTTCTAATAGCGTTCTTAAGACCAGTCCCTAAAGTTACAACACCTGTAGAAATCGCTAACTCTACTTTAGTACTAGCTCCAGCAGCATGCTTGTATGCAATATGTAATCTATTTTGCTCAGACCAAACTACTTGATCAGATTCCATAGGCATTTCAGCGCCTACCATTTGTAAAAATCCACCAATTGTACGGTTTCCGTATCTCTCTACTTCTTCCTCGTATAATTCAGGTAAATATTGTTGTGCCCATCCAGCTGTAGCTTGAGCTGTAAAGTCAATGTAGTTTGCATTGCTTACTACTGGGTTTGGCATAGGGCTAAGTGAAAATGATCCACCTAGTCCAGTTGATGAGTTAAAATCTCCCATTTGTTTGTTTTTTTAAGTTGTTTATTTTTTTATTTTAAATTTCAACTTTGAACTATTCTCCCCACCTAACACTTTAAATTTCATTCCGCCGGCTTCTACAACTGGTTTATTAGTTCTAGCGCCCATATCAATATTTTTAGAATTGATAGCGGTTTGTTTTATAGCGTCAGCTTTACCTTGCTCATAAAAATGTGATACAATTTTATCAATATTTTTACCTGCATATAAAGCTTTGTGATAACCTTTAGCGTCTTTCATCATATCATTTTCGTCGAGGAACTCCCTCACAAAATTGGATATGTCGCTTTGGTAATTCTCAACATCACCTGCATTCTTTACATTATACCTATATTTTTTGTCTCCTACTTTAAAATCAAAACCTTTGAAATTTTCGTTAAAAACATTATTGGTACTTTGCTCAAATTGCTTGTACTGTTTTTTTTGAACCTCACTAGTGGTAGCTTGTTCTTGGTTGTACTTATTGTAAAAGTTAATAGCTTCTTGCTGCTCGGATGATAACTTAGAACCCAACTTGACTTCCTTGTAATACTCATCTTTCATACCATTAAGAAATTTCTTAGCTTTTGCAACTTCTTCTTTTAGTGTCAACTTCTTTTTTCTAATATCTCTTTCATCGTCAATATCCTCGTCGTATGAGAAGTTATCTTCAATTAAAAAACTTATTTCGTCATTATCTAAATGACTTTTTGTTGACTTGTAATATTCTTTTAATAACGCAGTATCATCTATGTTTGAATAGTCAGCATTTAATCTAACGTATTCTTCTATGCTCCCGCCAGTATCCTCCATAAACTTAACCAGGTTTTCAATATTTTCCGGTAAAGTTCTTTGCGGAGTAGCCTCTGGCTTTTTTTCAATAACAGGGTCATTTGTTTGAACTGTTACAGGGGTTTCTTCAGTACCGGATACTTCTTCTAGTATGCTTTCTTCTTCAGCGCTTTCTTCTTTGTTACTACTTTCTTCTTCGCTTTGGGCTTTGCTTTCATGTACTTCACTCCTTTTGGCATCTTGATCTGTGTTTTTAGTTTGAAATTCTTTTAGTTTTCCTAGGTCTAATTTAATAGTCCCATCTTTTTTTACCTCCCTGTAAGAGATTTCATCTTTAGGTGTTTCAGTTTGCGCTGCTTCTTTATTTTCTACGGCGTTGTCTTCAACAACCTCTTCGATTGGTTGGTTTTGTTCTGACATAATATAATATAATTAAATAGTTAAAAATTTATCACCTTGGCTCAAATTGCTCAAGACCAAATCCACCTAAGTTATCCATTCCTGCGGATTCAAAACTTTTGGGTGGCGCATTATTTTTTCTTTGATCTATGAGTTCACTTTGTTGTGATGCTTGTATTTTTGTTCTTTCGTCTTTACGGTCTTCTTTAAACTTATCCTTTTCGTTAACTTGCTTTAACTGCATTTCTTGCAGCTGCATGTTTAAATTAAACTCGTGCTCCATCAATTCTTTCTTTATAGCTGCTTCTCTTTCCATTTTAGCTATTTCTAATTGATTTTTTATTTGCTCTAACTGAGCTTTAGATTCATTCAGAGCTTGCTGCTTTTGCATATCAGCCTGAGCCGCTGCTTGAGCAGATTGTGTATTAGATTGTGTTTGAGCTTCAATGTTTCTTTGCTGCTGCTCTTGATCTAATTGTTGTTTCTTTTTTCTACGTATTTTAAGAAGCTGATTAGCCAATTTTATATTACGCACTTCTCTGACCTCTATAGCGTCTTCTAAATATATCTGACCAGACTGTAAAGCTACTTGTATATTATTTTCAAGCTTTGCTTTTTCTTCTTCATCCGGTGTTAATTCTAAAAATATACCAAAATCATGTAAATGTAAGTTAGCCATTTCTTCTAAAGTAGATACATTAAACTTACCTAATGTTTTTATAAAAGACTCTTTAGTTGGCGAATATTCTATAACATCAGAAACACGCATTGCAATACACTCTGCCATTGTTAGGGTTATATACAAGCTTGATTGCAATAGGTGCCTTGTTGCTGTGTTAGAATTTGCCGCAGCCATTTTTTGTAAACCTACTAAAGCATTCTTATCTGGTATTCCACCATCTCTAGCTTCGTTTAATCCAGTTACATCACGCATCATTTGTAAGTAATAATTATATGTACTTATAAGTGCGTTTATTTTATTGTTACCACCATTTGAATTTAATTCAGTAATAGGTAGTCTTCCTCTATTCATATCACCGTCTTGTGTCATTGATCTACCAATAACACTACCAGTTTGAAAATACATGTTTAATGCTTCCTGAGGATTATAATTTGTTCCGTTGCCTAAATCTATTTCAGCTAAAGCATCAGCGTCTAAGTAAACACCATCTGGTACAACTCTAGATAATACCTGCTGTAATTTTAAATGTGTAAGCTGGATCATATCTGCGAAATTAGTCATACGACTAACAAGAGATTCTATTCTACCCTCATACATTCTAGGCGCACAGATAGCATAACTCATTTGAGCTTTTGTAGTATCCGCTTTGGGTCTTATCATATTTTTCTTAAGTTCCCACTTAAGTATATCGCCACTACCTATAACTTTAACACCTTCATATATTACCTCTATAGCTCTATCAACTTTTTCAAAGTCGTCGTTAGCTGGAGGGTTGAATGTGTCATTTTTTTCAATAGCTTTACTACCTCCGGTAGCTGTTTTCTTTATTTTATGTACTTGAGTAGCATAGGTCTTATATTCAAAATACAAAACAGATACACTATTGCTTTCATTAGATTTAGAGTTATATCCACTATTCGTGTAAGATGTATTATATCCTTGATAAGATTCTAATTGTTCATCTGTTAATTCAGGAAATTCCTTCTTAAGCTCGTTAATATATATTTCTTTTACTTCACCTACATAATATATATCATCAAAATAAGGTGAATCTGTATTTGAATATACAAGATCAACAGGGTCTACATACTCTACTTTAATACCTTCTGCTTTGTTAAATGAACTTTTAGCAGCACCGATACCTATAACGGTTAAATCTCTTTTTAT